TTTCCGCCAGGGAAAGGCCCGTCAAACGGGCCAGCCCCAGCAGAGCAAGATCAAGGTTTGCCATCCCCGCCAGCGTCTCGCCCCCGTGCGGTGACGGCCTCGGTATGAGGGAGCGAAGCGTACACGTCCAGAGCGTCCACGGCGGCCTGCAATCGATCCAGGTCACGCACGGACAGGCGACCCAGCTCGTCAAGCGAAAGCGGTCCCTGATAGGGGGCATCTCCGCCTTCCAGACTTTTGATCTGGCGGCGCAGCAGCTCCGCGCCCATGCGCGCGGGAGAGCCCACGAGCAGGACTTTTTCGCCCGACCGTACCACGCGTTCGGCATCCGCCTGGGCATCCAGGACATCCCGTACCCCGGTATAGGTCACCGTGCCAAGGCTAAGCCCGTCCAGCAGTGATAGGCGGTAACGGTCGGTGTTCGTGATGGCCGCGCCTTTTTCCGGAACGGTGATAACGGCATTTTTGTCGATCATGTCACATCCTCTCGCACGACAGAGCCGACCAGTTGAGGGAGGCCGTGCCGTTGGTGGTCTGGAGACTGGCGGGTTCGGTCATGAAGGCACCGCGCAGTACATATTTGTCACCGGTGTCCGATTCAAAGATGATGGTGGCATCCGTGGTGGCCGAAAGGGCCACCAGGTCCGTATTTTTGTCATGGGCCACGGAACATTCCAGCGTCGGGGCCACGGTCTCTTCCTTGTAGCCATAGACTTTGCCGCCGCCCACGACAGCCTCACGGTTGACGCCGCCCACATTGAGCGTGGCGTCGTCCGTGCTTTGCAGTTCGCTCCCATTGAGCCGGATGATACATTTGCCCGTGATCTGGGACATGGTCACTCCTTACAGCACATACATGGTTTTCATGGCGAAGATGCGGAACTGGTTGACAAGGTCGGGCGGAGCCAGAACGTCCACGCGGTTGCGGTCGTTGGCATTACGCTCCACGATAAGGTCGGCCTTGTACTGGTCGAAGTTTTCCACGATCCCGGCCTCCTCCAGCTCCCGGTAGAGGGCGAGCAGCTCGCCCCGGATGACTGATGGCGTTACGATGGCCTGACCGGCCCCGTAGCGGGTGCCGTCCGAGGCCAGCTTGTGCCTCGGATACTTCTGCAGGATGCGCGCCCTGGTGGCGTAGCGGATATAGCCGAGTGTGGCCGGGGTGTTTACATCAAGATAGGACGGATCGGGCATGCCCCAGCGATTGGTCTGATACATGGTGACCTGTCGCTCGATGGCCACCACATCCCCGGCTTGCACCATGAACGTGGCGATACCGTCATGCAGGAGCAGGTTGCGTTCCTCCATGGTCCAGCGATCTTCCAGAGCGGGCGGGATGACGCCGGTAAGCGCCAGTGTCTGCAGGGGGCGGGCCGGATCCGTTTCCAGCGAGGCAAGGGCGGTCGCGGCGTTGACGGCCGCCCAGATCCAGACAGGCGTCGGGGATTTGCCCGTGCCCATGCAGGTCACCAAATGACTGTTGCGGCTGTTCCCGTGACTGGCGGTCTCGCCGTGCGTTCCCCGGAAGGCCGTGAAGGCGATGGATTCCATCTGCTTCATGGGACCCCAGCGAAGCTCAAGTTCCGCCTCCAATGCGGTCATGTTGGCGGCATCTGTCCAGGGCATGACGATACCGTGCCATTGCGTGTCACCCATGGCCGCGATGACGTCCGTCACATCAGGATTGGCCGTGCCTCCTTCAAAGGCCGTGCAGGTGGCCACAAGTCCGGCGGGCGTATCTTCGCCGTAAACATTGAGACGCAGGTCAAGATCATTGCCGGTAAGCCCAGCCCAGCGGCAGGTGAGTGTCACTACTTTTTCTGCGGCCTGGGCTGTGACCGGCAGGGCCACGTCGGCGTTCACGGCGGCGGCCAGACGGGTGGCCACGGCATCCAGTTCTTCCCCGGCGGTGACCGCGCAGGATACGGGCGTGCCGCCCACATAAAGCCAAAGCGTGCCGCTTTTGGCCGTGGATCCGGACAACGTTACCGTGGCGGAGGCCTTTTGGCCGGAGGACGCATCTTCTGTGGCTATGGCCCAGGTCTCCACATAGCTGTTGGCCTTTTTAATGGCCGCGAACATGGCGTGGAGCATGGAGCCGACGCCAAACAGCGTAGCCGCCTGATCCGCCGATGTAATGCGGACAGGGGACAGCTTGGGATGCGTGCCGGAGGTCAGCTTTTGTCCGATCACGAGCAGTTTGTACGGATTGGCCGCCGTGCCGGTGAGGGCGTTCTCGTTATTAAACTCCACATAGGCCAGAGGCACGCGGATGGTGGTAGGAATATTGTCGAAGCTAATGGCCATTGTTTACCGCCTTGCCCGATGCGGGCGTCGCAAGGGTAACGTCGCCGTCCTTGAGGCGGCGGATCCAGTAGGGGGACCGTGTGACGAGTGCCCCCTCCGCAGGGAGGGGATCGCCTGTTTCGGGATGGCGCACCAACCGGCCCGGGGCGGGCTTTGCGAAGATCTTATCCATTGCCTTCTCCTCTCACGGCGACGATGTCGTCAGAATAGGTTTGTGACTGGCCTGAGGCATCGGGTTCGGTTTTGATAGTGAGGCCCAGGCGCAGGAATTCGCCCAGGGGATCGTTCCACGGGACGGGAACATCCTCCGCGTCCAGGTTTGGCGTGCCGTCGGGATTGCGGGGATAGGAGGAAGGCGGCTCGAAGGTATGGAGTTCCGGCAGGATGACGCGCTGCTTCCAGGAAATGCCCCAAAGCGCCACCAGCAGGCCCGCCCCGATCTTGCCGGAGTAGAGATTTTCCGCCCGGATGTCTTCCGGACGGGATTTCACGTTTTGCATATCCCAGTTTTCGCCATATATCGTGGCCAGGGTACGGGGAATGATGGCCAGGGCGGACGTATCCGCCGGGATGGCTGCCTTTCCGGGGCCACAGGCAACATAGACTCCCAGCCGGAGTTCCGCGGCGCTGTGCCCCCTGCCGCGATCCACGCCGTTCACGCCCAGTACGGCCA